AACGCCTCCGTTTATTAATGTAGTTTCAACTGTAGTTCCTGTTATAGGAGTTGAATTTCCTGTCTGAGCAAATAATCCTGGCATACCTACAGGTCCTGGAACACCTTGAATTCCTTGAATACCTTGTATTCCTTGAGGACCTTGAATACCTTGTGGTCCTTGTAAATCTCCTACATCTTCCCAAGCAGTAGTTGCTGTATTCCATACATATAAAGAACCATCAGATTCTATAATCCAAGCTTCTCCAGCAGCTCCTGGACTTCCACCTGCTCCTGCTAAAAATGCAGCAAGGTCAGGGTAAGAACCTAATACTGTAAGAGCTGCTCCTTGTGGGCCAGGAACTCCTTGAATTCCTTGTATGCCCTGTGGACCCTGTGGTCCTTGAGGCCCTGTAGTAGCACTCCAATCTCCTTGTTGATTTAAATATAATGTAGGACTTCCTGAAGAACTTATTCCAAGACAATCTTTAACTATGCAACAGAAATTATTACAACTACTATATAGTAAGTTATATAATTTTCTTCCTGCCTTATATCCAAAAAGATCTATAATTTTTTGTTTAGTCACGGTGAATAGTAATTATTTATTAATAAATTATAGAGTTTGCCCCAGGAGCTCTTGTTAATGACGGGTCTAAATCCCCAGTATATATTACAGAACTATAATCTGCTACAAGATTTGCAGAAATAGGTATATTTAAAAATGTGTTTAAAGTAGATGGTATTAATGAATCATCTAACCAATATTGTGTTCCTTGCACAGAAGTTCTTATACCCACAGATAAGTTACTAAAATCAATAATATTTCCAGAAAAAGAAGAAACATTTGCCCCATCTTCCCATATAAGATATTTATTTACAGTAGGGTTTGCTAATGCATAAGTAGTATTAAATATAAAAGTATTATTATATATTGTTGTTTTTCCTCCAAAAGTAGAGTTATATATAGTATGAAGTTCCATATTAGTATTATCAATAATTGAGTTACTAGAGTTACTATCAATACCAATAGTTCGTTTTGTATAATCAAAACTTATTACTTTACCTCCTTGTATATGAAAACTAGAATTTGAACTTTGGTTAACTAATTGTACTATAGAGTAAATAGTATTAAGATTTGAACCTGCTAAAAACACATTAGAACTTTTTGATGCTACACCAAAATAAAACCCTGAAATAACCTGTGTAGGAATAGAATAATCATATACCGCTCTTAAAGAAGATTGATCCAATGAAAAACAAATAGAATTAAAATTAGAAGGAGCAGAATTTATAAATCGGTTGTTTTCTATATTTAATTTACTATCTGATATTAATTCTACTAGAGAAACATTTGCTAAATTAGAAAAAGTTATAGTAGAGTTATTCATTTTTAAACTAGATTGTCTAGACTCCACAAATTTTTTATTTATAGAATGAGATCCTCCATTAATTTTTAAAGAACTTCCTGTGTCTAAATAAAAAATACTTTTTGAAAAATTTACTATATCAGAATCTTCTATTAAGCAATTATCTAGACTAAGACTGGCATTTAAACTTAAATTAAAAACATTATTAGGAGTAGTTTGTGATAAAACCTTTACATTGTTTAAAACAACACTTGTTCCTGAATTTTTAATATTAAGTAAAGTATTAGTACTATTGGTCTGTAATGACATATTAGAAACAGTCAAATTACCAAAATTAAGAGTAATAGTGCTGGTAGTTCTTAAAATTATGTTTTCTTTAATACCAGATACAGAATCTAAAACTAAAGTATTTTTGTCATTTAAAAAATTTTGTACAGCAAACTCATTTGTAAGATTGTGTGTGCCGTCTTCTAATTTTATTGTTACAGGAACATTAAAATGAAATTTAGCTAATTCAACTAAAGCTGTGTTAATATTGTTATAAGGGGCCGCCTGAGCTACTCCTACAATAATATTAGAACTTCCTTGCCAAACAGGTTGTCTTTGGTTAATATCAGTATATGCACACTTAACTGCATTCCAAATATTACTTAAAGCGTCCGTTAAAGAAGAGCCTGTAGCTACAACCGTTGCAGTATCTTCGCAGTTTCTTAGGTTTGCCCCTGTATAATCTATTGTATTTGTTGTAGGAGCTGCCGCACATTTAACTGTATCCCAAAGTTGAGATAAAAAAGTATTAAAATTAGTTCCTCTAAAAAGATAATCATCTCCCTCACAATCTTGTAGATTATCTCCTGTATAAATTAAGCAGTTAGTAGATTGTAATCCACAAGGACATTCTTCTGTAAATTGGTCAGTTGTACAAGTACAAGTGGTTACACAAGTTTGTTGAGGTATAGGATTATTACAATCTTGGCAGGGTGAACACCCACAATTAGGTTTATTACATGAATTACACATATATTATTTTATTTTTATAGTTTATTTATTTAATTTTCCTACAAATTCTAAATTAAAATCTTTTAAGCCTTCTTTTTTGTAAGATTTATATCTAAAATTATTATAGGGTTGTTTTAAAATTTTAGCCCACTCAACTAAAGAAAATACAAAACCATTTATATTATTCATATAGAAATTAATATTTTTATGACTTTTATTTCTTTTGCTTGTATTAATAGACATTAATTTTTTTGTACTTTCTTTTATTTTATAATTTTTTCTTTTTTCTGACATTATTTTTCTAATCTCAAGATTTAAATTAGCTATTCCATCTCCTCCATTTGTATAATTACATAAAGTACCTAAGTTTAAATCTTTTCTACCATATTTTTTTATTAACTCAATTTCTAATTCATTAGCTTCATCTCTTGTCAAATTTTCTTTATAAATTATTACATCATATTTATTTTTATTTGCAATAAACAACCAATGTCTATTTCTATCTTTCTTAGAATAAGCTCTTTCAAACCCTCTTTCTCTACCATTTATACTTATTTTAGTACCTATTCCTACATAAAATATATCATTAGTATCTAATCTTTTATGCAAATAAATATAACAATTATTCATTAACATCCTCCAATGAATTGAATTGGAATACCTGCAATATATTCTGGTTGTATTGATATAGGCGTAGGAACAGCATTTCCAACCGTTGCAGAAAATGAACCTGTTGCTGTTGCATCAAAGGTATGAGTATGGGGACCTATGGTGCTTATAGAGTTTGAAGTGTTATTTATAGGAACATTAAGGTCAGGAGGGGTTATTAAACCATTAGGACCTACCCACTCCATTTCATCAGTAGCGCAACTATCCCCCAATGTTACAGGTCTAGGTTCACAATCAAAATCCTGAGATGTATCTAAGGTTGCTAATATATTATGATTATGTTGCCCAGCTTCATTAGTTTCTCCCGTTAACGTAAAATCAGCTTGAACTGTAAATGGCACTTCAGGGATATTTGCTTCCCCTAATGTTATAGTGTTAGCACCACCTGTTGTACAACACCCATTACAATCATATTTTAAATATCTACCACAAGCATTTATAGTACCATTTCTACCATCAGCAATAGCCCAACCACTTAATCCTGCAGAAGGTTTACCTAATCCAGCTTGAGGTCCAGAAGAAAAGAAATCACTAATATTTCCAAAATAAGGAAGTATGGTTTTTTTAGGGACAAAAGCTCCTAGTTTAAATATTTTTTGTGTAGGAGTTTCAACTAATGAAATATCATAAGATGGGTTACAAGAAGTTATATTAACATTCTTAACAGTTGGCCCACCATTTATAGTGTTCCATATAAGAGTTATTTGTGCTTCTAAATCTGCTAATTGAGTACAAAAAGCACTTTCTGTATTTAGGATGCTTTGTAAAACATCTTTTATTGAAGTGCCTAATAAAGTGATACAACTACTGTTTTCTACTAAACCTGTAATATCTATTTCTTGATTAATTATATCAATACAATATTGTATTTTTTCAATCACAGAAGTCATAGACTCACCGTTAGTAATAGTTTTACCTGTACATAAAGTTAAATTAGGGCCTGAATAAATTACAAGACCTGTATTTGTTTCTAAAGGATTACAATCATGACACATTTTCTATCAATTTTACTACTTGTTTATAATCAACACATTCAAGTGTTTTTAATACATCAAAATATACATACTCATAACTAAAAGTTTCTTCATACACATAAGATGTAGAAGAAGTTATAGTGTTAGTTAAAGCATCATAAGAAAAATTAAAAAATCCTAAATATTGTAGGTTTTCTAATATTGCTAAAACTTTATCCACATCATCAAGAGATTCTAAATTACAGTTAATCCACAATCCATAAATATAAAAACCTCCTGTATGAGGAATAGTAGGAAGTTCAAAAGAGAATTGACGAGTGGTGTTTAACGTTTTAGTAATTGTTTTAACTACTAATTGAGCTTTATTGCCCACTAACTTATTAAACTTCTTAACTACTTGAATATCACTACCTTCTTCAGTGGTACAAGAGTAGTAAAGATTATTTAACTCTTGTAGATTAAAAGAATTCTGCAAAAGATCTTTTGTTCTTACCAGCCTAAGCAACTTAGCTTTATTATTACAATATCCATAAGTATTAGACCTACAAAAGCCTTTTGATAACTCAGCTATTTGAGTATCAAGACTGCATATTAAATCTCTATATTTAGATATGTTCATTCTTAGTTACATTTACAATCATAAGGTTCCAATTCAAGCAAATATCTTATACAAGCTTGTATTTCAGCAGCAGTTTCTTTTTTACAGACATTGCCAGCAGATTTTAATCCTTCTCTATATAATCTCAAAGTTTCTATTGTTTGAGTTTGTTTGTTTAGCTTTCCTGTACAATCATCTTCATTGCAACATTTATTTTGCAATAAGTCTAATGTTTTTTTATCAATAGTACAATCTAACTGACAAGTGTTTACATAACAAAATGTTTCTTTTGTTTCTGTAATAGGAGCGTTAGGATCTACTTGTTGTTTCACTACAAACTCAAATTGATAATAACCTTCTGTTAAATTTTGTAAATAAACACTAAGGTTTTGTTGGATACCTAAATTCTTTGCATTCAAGGGTACTTGTCCCGAAAAAGGAATAGATATTTTTATGGCATTTGTTTGACCAGGAACAGTAGCTAATATATAAGTTTCTACAATATTTCCCAATGATAAGTCATATTCAGAAACATTGTTTAAGTATATATATTTACAACTAAATTGGCTAAATTCTAATAATAATTGCATGTTAGTTATTTTTATTTTTAAAATCTTCGTAAAGATTTAATATTTCTTCTACAATTGGATCTCTATGGTTAGTTTTTAAAACAATTTTACTAAATTTTTTTAATCCTTGTTCTTGTAAGAATTCTAAAAATCTTATTCCTGATGTTACTCCTCTACCTAAATCTATTTGATTAACATCCCCACATAGCATCATCTTGCTTCCTTTACCTAATCTTTCCATCACCATTTTTACTTGGCTTTCAGTAGTATTTTGCACTTCGTCCACTATAATTACAGCTTCACAAAATGTACTTCCTCTCATATACGCAAAAGGTTTTATTTGAATAACCCCTTCTTGTATCATTTTGTCTATCTTTTCTTTTTTATACAAAGTATAAAAATTTTGATAAATGGCTTGCACATAAGGATCTAATTTATCTTCTAACCCTCCTGGCAAAAAACCTAGCTTTTCTCCCGCCTCTAAAGCAGGTCTTGTTATTATAATGTGCTTAACTTGTTTCTTAAAAAACAAATCTAAAGCTACTTGACAAGATACTAAAGTCTTCCCACTTCCTGCTTTTCCTGCAATGTATGTTATACTATTTTCTAATATAACAGATTTTGCTTGTTTTTGCTCCTCATTTAAACTAATCTGGAACTTTATATTTTTTTCTCTTTCATTTGCAAAGTCTGGCATAAATATAATTTAGATGTATTGCAAATATGAGAGTTAATTTTGAGTTTACTAAATAAAAGTTTAAGTTAACTTGTACATAGTTTATGGAGTTATTGTACAATTTTTAGTTAGCAATATAGTTTCTAAGTTTGTTCCCGTAACAAAATTCACATTTCCTGTTAAATTTACACTACAAGTTCCTGCAAAACTAGGTTGAGCATTTGCCCAAGGCTCACTAGCTGTATATCCTGCAGTAGTCATTTGGTTGCTGCTTAAAAATAAAAATTGCAACGAAACAGGCAACGCAATACTAGGATTAAAGTTTACTATTTGGTTAAAACTTAAATATAGTTCTATTAAACTACTAGGCAACGCAATGCTAGGGTTGAATGTTACTATTTGGTTGTTGGCTAAATATAGTTCTTCCAACGAATTAGACAATGCAATACTAGGATTAAAAGTTGTTATTTGGTTAAAACTTAAATATAAACGTCTCAGCCCGTTTATAACTCCTATTTTCTCTACATTTACTATTGTGTTATAACTTAAATTAAACCTAGTAGCATCTGCTGTTAAATTACATTGGATTCTATCCCCTGTTTTTACAAAATCTGTAATAACAATGTTTGTGAAGTCATTTGCGCTAAAATTACCTAGACTATCATACCCGTTTGTTAACCATTGCTCAAAAGTAGCTTGATTTGTAACGGGATAAGGATTGAGACTATTATCTAATAATATACTCCAATCCATAGTTAAATCAAAGTTATATGATGGACAACCACATTGAGTTATTCCACAACAGTTCAATACTTTGTCTATAATAGGAGTAAAGTTAATTGTTTCGATAGTTTTAGCAGGTCTAATAACATCAGTTGTAATCCACCATTGTTCACTTCTTGAACTAGGACATAATGTTGTTCCTTTACAACAATTATAGACATCTAAAACCATTTTATTTAAAGATTGCCAGTTAGCTCCTGGTTTTTTTCTACTTTGTATTAAATAAGCTCTTCTTATAAAAAAATCTGATTTGCTGGCAAGTAGGCCATTGCAACATGTGATTCCAAAACAAGAGAATATGTCTCCCATTAAGTCGGACATATTAACAAAAGCTCCTTGATTTACAAGTTTATGTTGACCTTTATAGATAGCCTCTGAAATAATATTTATTCTTTTCATGTACTTTGTATTTATTGTAAGTAATTTTATTATTATTTGTAAAATTAAAAAATAATTTTAATATTATTATTTTTATTTGTATAAAAAAAAATAGGTGGCAAAAGAGAACTCTTACCACCTACCCACACAAAACAATAGATATATTAACCTAGATTAACATATTTTTTTATTATATACAATCAACACTAATTGTTTTTCCACAAGGACCTGTAGTAACAAATGCATTCAATACACCTTCTACAGCTGCTTGAGTTACAGTATCTGTTGAAGGAATCAAAATGTTAGTGATGAAGTTTGGCTGCCAGTTGTGTCCATTTGCATCTTCATTTTTAGAAGAAGAATGATGACCTACTGAATACTGACAATATGTTTTTTCACACTCTACCAACAAGTTTTTAGTTCTTGAAACTTCCAACTGAGCATAATAAGGAGCTCCTGTAGTTTCAACTTCATTGTTCAAACCGTCAAAACCTGTTCCACCTGGCATTTCCATGTACTCTTCCCATTGCAAGTCAGCACCAATACCTTTTGGCATTTGCATTCCTGCCATATTAATAGTTACAGTTGTGCTGTTTGGTGCCCATCCTGATTGAAGAACTGTTTGGATTGAACCAATTGTGTAACGTTGCATGATGCTCTCTGCTTTAGGGAAACATCCACAATCTTGAGTGTTAGGCTTGAAAGTAATAGTGATACCAGCTTCGTAAGCTACACCATTTACTGTTTGAGGACCTGTACCTACAACTGTAGCAACGTATTTCTTTAAAAATTCGTTTTCTTGAATTGCTGTTACAAATTGTGCTTGCAAATCTAGAGGATCTGGAACATAGTTACAATCACCATCACAAGAAGGACAAGTTTCAGACTGAACATTAATTGTTTCTACTTGGAATCTGTTCTCAGGCATAAAGAAGTTCAAAGAAGGATCTCTTAGTTGAATTCCAATTGCATAGTTTGTAGAACAATCAATACAAGAAAAATAGAAACTTGCTGTGTTAGAAGTTCCTGCTTGAGGAGCATCTACGTTAGCATAATCAATAAGACAAGAAGAAAGATATTCTCCATTGCTCAATCTTACGCTTTTAGACTTAGTTGGTTGACCAGTCACCGCACCTACACCAATAGCTACGAAAATTGTTTTTGCTGCTGCTACACCTGCTGCATTTACTGCTACACTTGTTTCAGCGTTGTAAAATCCAATCTGACCTGGGGCCAAATTGTACCATTTGTTTGCTGCATCAAAAAAAGCTGTTCCATTAGCTACAATTGCTGCATCTCCTTTTGTTGGAAGGAAAATTTGTTTTTGAATTCTAGTTGACATAATTTATTTATTTAAAGTTTAATAAAATTTATATTTTAGATATGTTTAAGATTTTGTTTAATTGTGATTCAAAGTCTATAGTGTTACCTACATCTCTCATTGCGACTAAAACTGCAATATCTATTATTTTGTTTACTTGGAAAGTTGAGTCAATTTCAATATCTTGCTGTACAGCAGGGGTACCATCAGGTAGGTTATAAGTGCCTCCAATAAAGTCTTGAGGATTGGCAGGTCTTTTTGGTTTTCTTACATACGTTAAATAAACATTTGTTATATCAAAACCATCATAATACATGTATAGTTTATTTCCAGACATGTCTAAATTGACTCTTTCAAATGTGTACGATGAACTAAACATCGGATCATTTATATAAATATCATCTTTGCGGATGAAATAGTTTTTGATTTCTTTTGACGGACATTTTTCTGTTTGACATGCAGAATAACTTTCTAAGTATCTGTAATAGTCAGCAGGTAAATCCGCTGTATAATAATCATCATTGACTTTAGTAACTGGAAGCAAAGCGTTCTTCACTTCCAATTGTCTAATGTCATCTCTTCTCTTCTGGTTTAACTCTAATTGAGTACAAACGTTTTCAATATAGATAATATATGCTTCATAAATGTATTCGTCTATTTGAGGGACTAGGAAATTAGCATTTCGTAATCCATCTACTTTGTTAGCGTGTTGTTTAAATTTATAATGAGCATTTTTTATTGAATACATTATTTCATTTTAGCTTTTAGAGCTTCTTCTAGAGAAAGGTATAGTGCAGAGTTTTCAGGTTTTGTTAAAAAGTCTACAATATTGATTGTGTCTGTAGAAAGTTGCTCTCCGTTAAAGAATACCTTTGTGTTTTCTTTTCTTAGAATGGCATATTGGAATAATCTTTCCACTGTAACTGTCAATTCTAATTTTGCTTTATTTTTAGGGTCAGACAACTCTAAGAATAAATCTTGGATTGCTACTAAAGTTTCTTTAGAAGTGTTCTCTGTGATTTTAGTGTAGAGCATATCTTCAATAATCACATCTTTCTCTTCTCCTGTAAACTTAATTCCCAAGGCTGTAGCCATGTTTTTCTTTTGAGATTTTGTAAGTCCTTCAAATCTTGTATGTAATTTGCTAACTCTTTCTCTTTTAGATTCTCTCACCACTGCATCTGCTTCTTCATCTGCAATAATCCATTCTGCTGTGGGATGCTTAGTTAAAGCGTTTTCTCCTATAACAGTCATTGGATCAGAAGTCATAATAGCGTATACTAATTCATCCAATGGTTTATTCAAATCTAACATTTGTATATCTCTACCTACTTTAGCTCTACATTTTGAGTTGTTGAAGAAGGGATCTTTTCTGTTTGATGGGTCAGCAGTAGTTATTTTAGCTCCTGTTGCATCATCATTAAAGGCTAGTTTTTTAACTAAATCATTGATTTGAGCATCAGAGTATCTGTTTCCTACGGGTCCTAATTGGAATCTGTAGTTTTGCTCGTCAAATTGAGGTCTTATAGTGTTACTGTTTGCTAAAAAAGCATAAGTTTCTGAAATTTGTCTATAAGATGGGTCAATGTTAACTTGCCAATGCTTATTCTTTCTAATGTTTGGGTAAATCTTTACCTTTTTTGGTTTAATTGATTCTGACATATTTTTTTTGTTTTGTGTGTTTAAAAAATAGTAGCAACGACTCAGACTCGAACTGGTTAAACTGGTTTATGAGACCAGAGAGATCCATACCTCCCTCCTGCTATAAAAAGGGGTGATTTATCGGCTCACCCCATAAGGCCTATAAAGGTTTTATTTTCCTCTCAATACTGCTGGAATCAACTCACCGCATTTTGTAACATCTTTTACCATGATACCTGCGTATTCCATTCTATGTACAGTCCAGAAGTCACCTGCGTGAGACATCAATGAACCTTGGTTATTTCCGTAAGGATTAGACAATCCACCTGTGTAACCGTAAGCAACATCTCTTGAAGATTTCAAGTAAGCAATGTTTTTACCAAAACCATCACCCAATCCGTAGTTAACGAATGTAAATCTTGAAGACTCTGCTGGATAACCATTCTCATCTAAGATAGTGTTGAATGTTACGTCATCATAAGCTTTCATGTGCATAACTGTCAATGAGCCACCTAGTTTGAATTTGTACTGAGTCCAAGGAGTTTCTGTGTAAGACAATCCTGTTGGTCCACCTGGTACCAATGAATTTCCATCAACTTTGATGAAGTAGTCTTTCATATCTTTGAAATATCCTTGAGTTATTTGGTTGATAGCCTCATCAAACAATCTCAATCCAATCTCACCTGTCCACATTACAACATTTCTTTGGTCATAAGCAACTCTACCGAAGAAAATATCAGTTAAGAAGTCTCTTACTAGGCCAATAGAGAAAGTGTTATAGTATTCTCTGTAACCATCTTCCAAAATTTCTTGAAGACCTGGACCTTGATTTACATAGTATCCTGTTGACTCATCTACAACTGTAGAAGAACTTCTTTGATACATCAAGTGCAATTCTTTTTCCATTTCGAATTCTTTGTTGAATTTAACCTCAGCAACAGAAGTAATATACATATTATTCTTGATTGGAGAGTTCATTGCTTTTTGAATTCTGTTTTGGAAGTTTTCTTGAGACTCACCTTGTTTTCTACCTGCAAGAATCAACAAATCTGCCTCAGTCAAGTTACCGTTCAATTTTCTTTGAGCAGCATCTCCTGTCATTTGGTATTGTTTTCTGAATCTAGAAAGACCAGAACGGAATTTAATTTTTCCGATTGAATCTACACTCATTGAACCGCCCTTTACAGAACCTTCAGAGTAAGTAGAAGACATTTTCATTACTCTTGATCCAATAACAAACAAGTCAGCTGGTACGAATAATGTAGGATCGTCAGTCATAAGTTTTACAGTGTAAATAGTGCTTGAACCGTCTTTTTGACCTGCACTCATTACACGCATGTTGAATTTTTTGCTGTCTGTGAATACCAAAGTATCACCTTCAACAAAAGTTCCTAAATCTAATTTCAATTTAAATGGTCTTTGTCCTGCACCTTTTGTAGTGTTAGATGGCTCAACATCTTCAACCAACAAAGCTGGTCTATAACCTGACACCATGAATTCCCATTCTACTTTGTTACCTTCTACGGTAATTGTGTCTGCACCTTGAGCAAGTTCCAAAAGTGGAGCTGTACCGTCAAACAATGTTTTCATTGAAGCTAATTGACCCATACCACCCAAAGCATCTACATCAGTTTTAATCAAACCTGATTGATAAAGATTGTTCAAGTTAGTATAATTCATACCCCAATTACGGTCTCCTGTTAACATAGGAGCCTTAATGATTCCGAATTTACTTTGTGATAATTTCATTTGTTTTAAATTTATTTATTTTAGTTGATGAATTCTATTTTAAAATCGTTAGATTCTTTCTTTTTACCTGCTGTCTTTTTTATAGAGTCTGCAAGTTTGCTTCTAACTTTACTTTCAATTTCTACTTTTTCAGTTTTATCAGAAAGACCTTCATATAGTTTGTAAGCTAATGCTACCATCTTTTCAGGGTCTGACAAATACTCATTAAGTACTTTTTTAAATCCTGTTGACCTTCCTACGACTTGACCTTTATTGTCTTTAATATCCATAGGAGAAAAAATAAAATCTTCAAGATTTGTTTTTTGGTTTTTAGCAATAACTACATTATCACTTTTCCCCGCTTTAATTGTTTCTCTTATTTTTCCCACTGTTTTAGAATATTCTTCTTTTTGATAACGAGCATATTCTTCTTGGGACTTCACTAACTCTTCTTCTTGTTTCTCTCTGTATTTTTGTAAATCAGATTGAATCTTAGTAGCCTGGGTAAACAATTTGTTTTTTTCTTTATAACCCTCTACAAGTTCCTCTGCTTCTTCTTCCTCTAAACCCTTTACAGATTGTAGATAAGTTTTTACTAGAGCTGTGGCATTATCTTCGTCTTCTATATCTACATCCACCCAATTTGTGTCTGCATGTAAATTAATATAATCGTCAATATTACCCCCGTTTTTCAAGAAATTAAGAACACCGTCTACTTTAGGATCATCTATCTTGTAAGCATTTTTAACCATACTCACCGCTCTATCTTCTAGAGTTTTTTCATAAGCCTCATATAAAGACTCTTCATCACCATTCCAATCTTCTGGAATATCTAAAAGATTTTTTTCAGCTAATTCTTGAGCAAAGATTTTTAAAGGACTTTCTTCTACTTCATCCTCCTCCGTTTCTTCTTCCTCTTCTTTTTCCTCAGACTCTTCTTCAGACTCCTCAGTTTTTTTAGCTTTTTCTTCTTTTTTCTTAATGATGGCTTTTTTCTCTTCATCAGTTAAGTCTAACTCATCTAAGTTCGACTCATCCACTAAATCAGTGTTTACTAAGTCATTGTCATCATCTTCTTCAACCTCGTTTAGAGTTTGAATCTTGTCTGTAAGATTATTATCATCTAGCATACTATCGCTAAACTCCATAATCTCAAAATCTAGATTATTGTCTATCATACCTTTTTTGTTTTGTGTGTAAAATTGTAATGTAAAATTGAAAAAAAATTATTTTTTTATTTAATTTATTTTTCTATATTATTAAAATATAATAACTAATGGGTTAAGAATCAATTACTTAGTAGTTTTATTATCTTTACCCATTAAAGCTATTTCTTTTTCTAATTTTTTATTTTGTAACTCTATTTGTTTCATCTTTTCCTCTTTAAGACTAACATCTGCTGATGATTGATTTTTAAGCATCTGTAATTCTACCAAATCATTTTCATTATTTTCGTTAATATCATTAGCTCTTGCAAACCTTTCAGCATTGAGTTCTGCTGCTTGTAGAGTGGTAGCATTTCTGTCATCTGCTATTTGTTTTTCTACTCTAAGCTTCTCTTGCTCCATTTGAGTTTGCATTTGCATTTGTTGCTGTTGTTGCTCTTGTTGAGCTGCTTGCATTTGCTCTTCTTTAGCTTCTTTTTCAACTTGTATTCTGTTAATGATGTTTTTAACTTCTGTAGCGTTTTCTGATGTTATAATCTCTGCGGCCACTCTTAAATCTCCACCAGCATTTTGAATGATAGGTTGAATAAGATTTTTAAACTGATTTAACATTTCTGTATCTCTCAAAGTATTAGTGATGTAAACCTTATAATTATAATTAGCAAAATCTGCGAATTCTGTATTCAATGTAGCAACACTTAAATCAGAAAGAATATAAGATGCTTTTAAAGGGTTTTCTTTGTAAACCACTTTACATACTTCAATATAGTTTTCTACAGTTCTCTCTTTAACGTAAGAGTGCATATAAAACCATTTTTCAGTTTGATTAGAAGACTGTATAATACTTTGTTGATTATTAGACACAGATTCATAAGGAGATTGCATTCCTAATCTTGCAGGATTGTAACTCATTGCTTGAGTCATTTTTCTCTCTATATAATCAAGTAATTGTATTTTTTGTTGAATCTCTTGAGTGTGAGATAGGTCTATAGATTTCCAATACTGGGGGTCAACTCCTAAGTTTCTCATATCCCCGTCTCTAGAACCACTAATCAATGCCACTTTGAATTTCTTAATATAAGTCATCCATTGTGTAGGTGTCATATCTTTTGGTATCTGCTCATTCAAACCTAATAGGACTTTACCTATATCAGTTTTCATAACCTCAATGATTTGATTTACAATAACATTGTATAAAAACTGCCAAGGTTTCCCTAAATCAGCAATTGCTACTGCCATAGAGTTTCTTGCAGAGTAAACTGTACCTGTGTAAGGGCCTCTAATTTGGAAAGGATTATCAATATCTCTGTATTGGTTAGGAACTGGCTCTATCTTCAAATAAACTTTAGGGTTAGTGAAGATTTTATATCCTTGCCAGTATTCTGGAATCCAAATGATTTCTTGTTTAATATCATTAGCTTTGTCAAAAACATAAGTTTCATCAACTATGTTTCTTTCTAATGTACCATTCTCATTTAATCTATAAATGTATTTAATTTTCTTCAAAGATTTCCAAACCACATGGGTTACACGAAGTCTTCTAATCTTATAGTTATCGTTGTAATTATCTTCCCAAGGATCAATCCAACTTGGAGTTGTCTCAGGGTCTGTAGGATTCATAATAGCATTAGGAATAATTTCCCATACTTTAGAATCACTTGGAGAGTTTAATGTAGACTCATATTTGTCAAAAACTTCTCTCTCTTCTTCTGTAATTATATTACCAAACTTTTGATATATCTCATAAATAGAAAGATATTCATCATAAGTACACCAATCCACCTCATCTAAGTAATCTACATCCTTAGATTTAGCGTAATTAAAATATAAAGGATTACAAGCTTTAATTGTAGGCTTTCCGTTATACTCACCTGTCCAATACACCTCTTCACCTGTAATGATTACATCTTTCCAACCTTTATCAAATACAAACTTTAATCTATCTGTACGAATATGATATTGTAATATTTCATCAGTTACTTTTTCTTCAGGCAATCTAAAACCATGAGCCATATAGTTCTCTACCTCAACAGGAGTCATTTTTACGGCAGCTTCTTCTAACTGTGCTTGAAAACTCTCTTGTATTTGTTGTAGTTTTTCTTGATATTGAGGATCAGTGTTAGGATCAATACTAGCCGCAGCTTCCTGCATCTTTTTTTGATTCTCAACCTGTAGTTTACTTATAATACTTTCTTTAACAATCTTTGCTGTATTCTCAAGCAATAAATCTTTTCTAGTTCTTTGTCTAACAGATTCGCTGTTAGAATTAGTTGTGACAGCTCTAATATTAAAAGGTCTTTTAATCTCTTCTCCCTCTAAATCGTGTAACACTGTCTGTAAAACAGGAAAATGGATAAAGTCACTTTGGTTAAACTCAATTTCAGGCATAGACACACCTAAATCACTCTCTACAACTTTACCTGTCTCTAAAAAACTGTTAAAGTCCATACGACCGTTATAAAGTTCATAATTTATCTTGAACTTTTCTTTCTTTTCGTTATAATAATTATATTGATTACAGAAATAATCCATCTTCTTTCTAGCCCAAGCATACTTATCCGCTATCTTCTTTTTGTAAGAAAGCCTGTCTGTACCTGGTCCAGAAAGAATTACATCTTCTGTAGCATTACCATTAATTACCATTATTATCGGTTTAATTTACAAATTTATAAATAAATTATTATATTTCTTTTTTTAGTTTAAAACTTAGTAAGAGTGGTACTTTTTAGTCTGTTATTGTATAAATCAGAATAAAAGTTTTTAGCTGTTCTTTGGGCAATCTCTTCTGATTCCTTAACTACTAACTCTTTATCTTGTTCTATCCACAACATTAACAATAAAAAAGCTGATACACGGTCAAAGTTTCCTTTGTCGTTGTATTGAATAAGTTCTTCAAGCAATAAATCGTCTTTTATTGTATTTAAGTTTCTTTCTACCACCTCTCTCTTGGTTCCATCAGCTAACTCTTCTACATAGCTTTTTTTCTCATCTAACAACCATTGTTGAGCTAATCTGAGAGCATACTGTTTTAGAGGATTAGTCATCGGAATACCTACATCGTACTTAAATGAAGGATCTCTTAAAGCTTTCTCTATAATTTGTTTAGGAGTGGACGCTAGTATGTGATAGTTTCCTGTACGCATACAATAGTTTTTAAAGTCAATGATGTTATTTTCAAACATTACTTGAGCATTAAAATATTTAGCTGCCATAACACACTGTTGATGAATATCATCTGGTTTATCATATCTGCCTACCCACCAAGCAATTAACTCATTACCATTAGCATCTACTGTGTTATTAGACTTATACACATAAATAGCTGCTAATGATGTACCTCCACCCTCATCTTTAATAGGGTCATAAACTATTTTATAAAGATCTGGTTGTATAAATCCCGCAGGAGGATGCTCGTAAAATTCCCAAGCAGAAGTTAAATTTGATTTAGAGTCGTGAGGAAACCTATCAATAGGTCTTAAATCAAAGTCTGGCTTAAATTTAACACCATAGATGTAGTCTTTGTCCTCTAAAAGTATTCCCATTGTTCTAAGGTGTTTCTTATACCCATATCTATCATTTGTAGCCTGTTGCTCTCTAAGCATAACCACAGGAAACTTATTACCTGTTTTAGACAAGAACATCTCAGAAGGTTTGAGAGGTCTTGACATAATATATTCATCGTATGCTGAAGTATTATTGTTTTTCTTCTTTTGCTCTCTAACTTCCATCTCATATTTCAAAGAGGTTTCTACGTCAGTGTTGCCCATCTTATCTTTATAAGCTAAGTTGGTGTAAATAGAAGGTAGAAAGAAACCTAGTACCCCTCTTCCCTCATATATGTCATTAAAGCCTAAAAAATCATATCCTTCAGGGTCTCTAAATATAATTTCAGACTCAATAACTTTTTCCATATCTCCACCAGTGTTGTGTGTTACAATACCATTGGCAATATAGTTATGGTCTCCACCAGCAGACATATTATAAACGATTTGTTCTCCAAGATACTCTAAACTTACTACTCTTTCCCACCTAATATCACTTTTTCTGTAAAGAGATTTTCTTTCAGATAAAACTTTAACTATTTTATTTAGATTATCTTGTTTATATCCTACCAATAAAGTAATATTTTTATGAAAGTTTAAAATACTATCTTTATCCTTAATATACAAATTATAGGTAACATTTTTACCCTCTGCCAATTTAGTTTTTCTAGGGGACTCTTTAATTATTTTAGATTGAATTCCAAATTTATTTAATAGTAATTGTAATTCTGTTACTATATTTTTACAAATTGATGTATATTTTAATGTACTTACTTGTTTTTCAGAAAAGTGAATACAACCATCAGTATCAAATAAACCTCCTATAAATTCTTTTATAGTTTCTTTATTACAATAATGTAACTTTTCAGGAATATGTTTTTCTAGTTTATTTTGTAAATGTAAATCCAAATCTTCTAACTTAGATTTTAATCCTAGTATTCTAGTTTTATATAATCCATTTTCTTCACTATCTACTTTTACAGTGTATTTATTTTGAATATAATTTAAAAGACTTTTATCTTTTGTAATAAATTTAGTGGTTTCAGTAAAAGACCCATCTCCTATTAGCATACCTAATAATCTTGCATCAAATAATGTTTCTTTACCAAAATAATCTACATTATTAATAACTCCTACTCTTTCGCCTATTTTTAAATCTTTTGCTTCCTTGTATACTGGAGTTAATTTTCTTGTACCACAATTATATCTTTCTTGTGTGTAAATAGGGTGGTCATCACTACAAGATAGTTCTCTGCCTGTATTGGTAGTAATTTTATAACAATGTTTTCTAGAGGTACCCATTTTAAACTTAGTGGTGGTAGGCTGAAATTTATTTTCACTTTCATTCAATCCCATAACCCCTTCTTCTTTTATCAAGTCTTGCACTTTTACATAAATACCCTCTGCATTTAAAATTAGAGAATCTTCACATACACAACCTAAATAGAATGAAGACCCAAACTTACCTGACCCCATATCCTGTGTAGATTCGTTGGCACCATGCACTGTTAAGATTTTATCTTCCAAACCAACCTCTTCTACAACTAATACGTTATAACGTCCTCCTACAGCGGCTTGTTTATTATCTTTGTAAGTTTCATGTACCAACATAGAACCTGTACCCTGTTTAACAGAGTTATTTCCTATCTTTTTCTCATACTCAAATCTAAAAGCATTCTTAGAGTTTCCTACTTTAAGGGTTCCTGAAGAATTTCTTGAGAATGGAGGGGGATAGTATTCTCTATCTGTATAACCACCAGGAAGATGAGATAAAGAATTTGCAAATTTATCTAACAATTGTGAGGATTTACTTGAGCTTGCTGAACCACAAAATATTTCCACTTTATTTCTACCTGATAAATAATCCTCTACAGTTTTAGCTCCATCTGTAATCCATTCATGTTCCATAATAGCAGATGCCATAAAACTTTTACCCCCTGAACGGCTTCCTAATAGAAACAAATTCAACGAGTTATTATCATATAATGGGTTACCAAGAGAATTTTTGTGAGTAATATTTAAATACTCTAAAGGGTCAACATAAGTTTTTAAAGTCCCATCTTTTTTATAACAATACTCTGTTAGATTATTTATATATTTTAAAGGAATATCAGGAAGTGTCTCATCTTTTAATTTATCTTCTTTTAGTTTAACTGTCCAATTACAAGTGTACTCCTCATCATCTTGGAATCCACTAAAACCTCTACAAATAAACCAACAATTAAACAAAGTCCAATTTATATCTAATAAATTAGGTCTTGATAATATACGTTGTTTACCCTCTTGAATTGTAATGGTATGATAGTTAGTGAAGTAGTTCAATTGAGGATTCATATATCTCCATCTCTCTCCTTCGGGAGTTTCTTCTGTTTGCCACATTCCATAAATTAATTCATCCAATTCTTTCATCCAATATTGTTCATAAGCAGAACTATGTGGATGTAGCTTAGGATGATTTTTAATAAACTTAGTGTTATCAAAAATTTTAGGAAAAATTAAATCAGTGTTTATTATCATTGTCTAGGAGGTCCAGGTTTTATATCTGAAATATCATCAGGGTTAGGAGCTTTTGAAATAATTTTTTTGACAAAATCTTCTATTGTAAAGTTTTTATTTATAGGGATAAATTTAATTTCAACAGGAGGAGTTACAACGTGTTCAAAATCATCAAAATTCCTCAAAGTTTCTCTAATGAGTTTTTTTGTATCTTTTTTATCAATAACTTTTTCTACTTCAATTACTTTATCTTCTGTATCAATTAATATTATCATTTGTTTCTTCAGTTTCTTTCTCCGCTTTTTCCTTCAGTTCTTTTTGCCAAGCCTCTTGCTTTGCCTTATCATAGGTTTTCATAATGCTTGATAACCAAAAATATTTTCCTTCTTTTAAAGAAAATCTTTCTCTTTGCTTTGGTTGATTGTGGATGTTTGGTTTATTTACTGGATACATATTTTATTGTTTTAGGTTATTTTTTGTTTAATAATTTCTCAGAAAAAGATTCTTCTCTTCCTCCTCTAGCTCTTGTTTCAATGTTTTCTTCTTGATATTCTTTATAAACTTTACCAAAGGCTTCCCAAATTGGCTTAGAGTCCTTCATCATCTTGTCTAAAGCTTCAAAAGTATTCATATCGTAAGTGACACTCTCTAAAAACTTATTTCTTTCTTCAATTTTATCATGCCACACTTTAAGTTCTCTCTGTATCTTACTTAACACTACTTTTGGGTAAGCATCTATTAGCTCCTGATACCTATTAAATGTGAATTCAGGGTCTTTAATAAAGAATGTTTTAATTTCTTCTTCTCTTTCGTCTAATCTCAACCTTATTTTAGGACTGTTTATATCACATAATAAATAAATTGCCCACATCACCATAGATGTTTTCTTTTTATCCGTTATAGAGGTGTAGAATGCATCATAAGGAGCAACAAATTTAAACTCTGGGTTTACTTCCCAAAACTTATCCTTAAACTCTTCGTAATTATTGTTTTGTATTAAATTATAATCCATAATTAGTATTCTTCAAAGTAATCTATTCTTTCTCCGTGTTTAAAATTATACAATTCTTTTGTATTTATTAAATCCCCTGTTTCTTTGTCTCTAAATTCTTTCACTATAATTTCTTCAGTTTCATAGTAATTTCTTTTTACTTCATCTCCTACTTTAATCTTTCTTGTTGCTACTAGAGAATGACCATTCACCCTTACATTAGGGTCAAAAGAATGATTTATCTCTTTTACAACAGGATCAAGGATATGATAGTTGTCATCTAATTGTATTGTGTATTGGGTAGGGGTTTTGTGGTCTTCGCAACAAATGAATAAAACAGTTTCACCTGCATAGAATTCTTTTGTGGATACAACTATCTTTAATTTCCCTTTTTTTATTATTTCAAAATTATCCATCTAGTCTGTCTTTAAAAATTTTAACTAAATCCTCATAGAAAAGATGTACATCTTCTCCTTTAAGTAATTTGGTTTGTTGTGTTGTGGGTAGGTGTAGAGCTTTTAATTGCTCATTAAAATCAACTAGATGTCTTCTCTTCTTAAAAAAGTCTTTTGGATAGATGTTATTATTATTAAAATCTCTCCAAGACTCAACTCTAGGAAAATGAACTACACTAATTATACTCTTATCTATAAATTTAATAGGAACCGTTGTGTTTAACAATAAAAAGAATGCAGAGCTAGAACATTGTTCTAAAGGATAAATAACTATATCTTCATAATCCTCTATCACTGTCATCAAAGGATAGACATAATTGATATATCCCCCTGGTGAATTAATAAATAAATTTACAGGTTGTGTGTTTGAATTTAAGAAATTGATTAGACTTACAGAGTTATCAGAGTCAAAATCACCTTCAAAAATATAAGTGATTCTTCTATCAGAAAACTCTAATTCAGGTAAAACTTCTTGTATTTGTGCTTCTTCTGTCATATTATACTATTTCAGCTGCAACTGCTAAAGAAACTGTTGTACAATTTCCTGAAACATAAACATATTTCGTACCTGGGGATGTTAAATGTCTACTGAAAGTTATTTCAACAGATTCGCCTGCTTTTAATACTTGTCCTGTCTTAATATTATTAGGTGTTGTACATCCACAAGAAGATGTTACACTTCTACATACAAAATCAACCTCTCCAATATTGGTTAGAGTGGATTTACCTGTTCCATGTTCATTTCTTTTACCTTTTACTAACACTGTTGCAGGATTAAACTGTAATACTGTATTTTCCATTGTTAAAAATTTAGTTTATTATCTATTTTAAATTGTGTCCATTCTTTTTCTCCCATCATATTAGGGAAACAAGGGTTTTCTTTTCTTTTACACCCTTCTGTACCATAAAACAAATCAGGAGTTTCACACCCACACTCTAAACAACTGCCATTTAATGTACAAGGTTTAGCTGCTTCTGCTCTCCATAAGACTTGTTCTTTCTCCCAATCAGGCAAAAAACCAGCCTCCCTGACTTGAGCAGAGAGGTAGTTCTTTACATTCTTAAAAGTTATTTTAGCTGGATTATTAGCGTCTGGATTAGCAAACATATAAATATTTTTATAGACTTAATACATCCCAGTTTTCCATAAAATTTCCACCTTCCATTTTGTCATCTTCTTCCTCAGTATCTTCTTCTTCCATTTCTAGTGGGTTTTTTTCAAAATACTTCTTAACACAAGAATACTCTCCTTCTCCACCGAAAGGATATTTATCCACTGTTAAAAGCCATCCATTACTGATTTTTTCTAAAGTTTTTGAAACTTCTTCTTTCTCAGTTCTTTTTTTCAGAGTAAAGGTTTCTTTCTCGGAATTCATTTCTTTTGTTAAAGAAATCATTTTCTTTTTGCTGTCCATAATCATTGGTGTTTTCATTTTAAATAGTATGTTTAATTGTAATTAAATCTTCAGGGATAAGGAATGTCAACTCAAGCGGAGTTTCTGGTTCCTCAATTTTATGACAATAAAATGCAAATGGCAACATACCTTGCAAATAAGAACCAAACACAGGTCTTGCGTCTTTGTTAGGGTCATTACCTTCAGGGTGTTTGTAGCTTACAATTGGTCTATCTACAAAGTTATCTCCTACAGAAACAATATCTCCAACTTGGAATGTAGCATTAGGCCCTGCTTTAAGAATTTTAAACGCATTCTTAATCTCTGTAGCTTGTTTTTCAATCCCTACAAGAACCTTTGATAGCGTACTTTTTTTAGCATAGCATTGTACTAGCAAATGCTTGTCTTTTGTGATTTCGTAATCAAACTGTGGAATCACTTCTTCTTTGAATTCTTTTACTGTCATAATTTTTTTGGTTTATAATTTAAATTTTTTAATGTTAATATGTGTCTTTTTACTTTTTCTTCATCTCTTCTATAAAAAGCTTCTCTTAATCTTGCTCTTATCTTTCCTATGCTCGGTACAAACTTCCCAAATTTTTCAAGATAAATCTCTCTTTCAGGATTCCTTTTTGACTCTGCTCTCACCTCATTTAAAAATATTCTATATATTTTTTCAACTTCTTTCTCAGAGATTCCCATCTCTTCTGAAACTTTTTTATATAATCTCTTCATCATAGACAATATATTATATATTAGAAGCAAATATACAAAAAAACAGATAAAATATTATATAAAAATAACAAATATACAAAAAAATATGTAATATTTTTATTTTATAATATTCTTTGTCTTTGTTTTTAAAAAAATTATGCAAAAATATACAATATATCACATACAATATAAATAAAATAATTCCCATTATACTAAGATTAAGCCTAATTTATCATTTTTACAAATACAAATTGTCAAGTTTTTGAACTCAAACAATTCTTCATATTCTTCCATACCCAGTTCTCTTTTCAAAATTTCGTAATTATTTTGATTTAAAATTAAAAACTTTCTGTATTTAGAATTATGGTCTCTAATAATTTCGACAATGCTCCTATTCATAACTAAACGTCAGTTCCATTTTAAAATTGTCACTATTGTACACTGACTCTAACCAAGCAGGAACATCATACTTCTCTATCCTTGCTCTAGAAAATCTATCACTAGGAATACTCATAGTTCTTGTTATTAATTTATTGGAAATCAACCTATCGTTAATGTATGCTCCAATATAAGAAGAATAAACTCCCATTTCCTTCGCAATGGCTATATGCATTTGGTTCATATTCTTAAAAGTTTTATCCTTATTAGCTAGAGGGAACTCTAAACTATAAAATAAAACCCAATACAATACCTCTAGCGTTTTATCAGACATTAGCAAACCTTTGCTGGCCAATAAAACTCTAGACCTTTGCATAAAGTTTTCTTTCTTCTTGTCTTTTATATCTTGCTTATAAATTTTCATAACCTATTGTTTGTCTATAAGGTATAAACACAGGCATTATGAAAAAAGTTCCATTAGTAATTATTCCACTCTGTGAGCACGAACTTTAGGCTTAATTTTACTCTACCCTCTATATAGAGTGCTTCTGCGTGAAATCCCCCCGTACTAATAGTGAATTCTTCTTTATGACTCTCACACCCAGAATAAGCTTCATCTAGTATTTCAGAAGCTCTCACTACTAATTTTCCCATTGTTGGAACCTCATCCCACCATTTCCAATCTAAATAGGTCATAACATCCTGAACTTTACCAAAATCAAATTCTTCAAGTATTTCTTTTACTTCTTTTCTCATATATTTTGTGTTTAATTTAAAAAAAAATACTCCAACCTGTCTACTCGTCAGCAGCATCAGTTGGAGGTTCCTCCGCTTATTTTTTTGTCAGAGTTCTAAGACCTATTAGTAGTGGGCATGTTGCACAGAGGCCGAACAGGTTCATTATTTTAACCAATGAGAATAATATCCACTACAATTTCTACAACACTTTCATAATTTTTTAATTTATTTTTTGTATCAGTTTTCATAATTTTAATTTTTAGTAGTTAGGACAGAAATTATTTTTTTAATTTAGCCCTATATTCTCTAGCCTTCGTTGTATGAATAGCTTTACACTCGTCACATCTACATCCCTTTTTATATGCTCCATTACTAGGATGTTTTTTAAGTTTTTCAATATCAATACCTCCTAATAATTTTATCCTTCCTTTATCAAACCCATCTTGCCAATTATCTTTTGGTGTTCCCAAAAACAAATGCTCTGGATTAACGCATTTTCTATTATCACAAGAATGACAAACATACATTCCTTCAGGTATATCTCCATTATATAACTTATAAGAGACTCTATGGGCATCTACAACTTTCCCATCTATCTTAAAAGCTCCATAACCTGATTTGCCTCTTAGAGATGCTTTCCATATCCAACAAGTTTCAGTTTT